CGTAAACAGCACCAGTCTCTAGAAGTTGTTACCTCTATAACCCATCAAGATTTCGTTAGAAGTCATGTAAGGGTTTTTGTAAACTGTGTATCTATTGCTCATAGAACCAACTGCAGTAACACCAGCAGCGAACTGCATTGCGTCTTTATCTGCATTTACAACGAATCCAGGAATTGATTCTAAAACAGTACAAACATCAGGAGAAGCAACGATAAAGTTAGCACCACCTCTTAATGTTAATTGATGAATCTTGTTAGATACTTTGTTCAATTTAACACCTAAAGTTTGAAACCATGCATTCTTTGTGTATGCATTAGAAGAACCACCTATGTTAGCCCAAGTACCGCTAGAACGTACATATTCCTCACCTACAGTTGTAGACCAGTATTCAGTAGTCAAAGCGTTTGATTTTAACATATCTAAGATTTCTAAATCAATCTCTAAAGAGATATAATCAGATAACATAGAAGTTAATTCAGCTTCAGCATCGATTGAATGGTATGCATTCAAATCTTGTGCTAATTCAGGAGTCCATACTGCTTTCAACTTACGAGTCTTAGCAACGATTGCCTCAGATTTTAATTCAAGATCAATTTCAGGAATATCCAATGCAGTTGTTTGGTTACCATAAGTTGGTGTAGGAAGTTGACCTGATTGGTCTTCGAAATCACCTCTATCGTAAGCTACAGGAACTTCAGAATAAGTGATAGCCGCAGTACCAGCGTTTGCTAATGCAGCTCTTTGAGCTAAAGAAGCAGAAACGAAGATTACAACGTTAGTACCAGATACATAGTTGAATTGACTTAAGTTTGCAGTTACACCAGACGAAACTTGGAAAGAACGTACTGCTTCAGTATCAGCTGTTGCAGAGATGTTAGCTTTAGGAATAGTTAATTTAACTATTTGCTTTCCAGTTGTTGTATCACCAGATGTAGATGCTGAATAGAACGAATCAAATCCACAATCAACCCAAGAAGCTGAAGTTTGTGCACTTACAGTAGCAGTTACAGATTGGTCGTTTACTGAATAACCATAACGTCCTTCACCATAAAGACCGTTTACAGCTGCTTTAGTTCTACCAAAATCAGCTGCGTCTGCACCAGATGCAGTTGTGTGGTTACCACCAAATAAAGATTGACCACTATATTGTGATGCAGCTCCTTGTTGTGTACCATATTTGAAGTCTAAGAAGAAGATAAGACCTGAAGGTAAATTCATTGGTTGAACACTAACGAATTCCTTAGATGCGATTTCTCCGAAGATTCTTCTTACTAAAGGTAAAGCAACACCAGACCACTCCTCAGAACCTGAAGATGTACCTGTTTGAGTTGCCTCATCCAACAATTGTTTTGCTTGGTTCTCTAAAAGAACAGCCATAGAGTGTTGGTCTCTATCTTTCATACCTTCTAAAAGGCCAGTTTTCTCCCATTTGCTTTTCAATTGACGTGTTTCAGCCAACATTACTGCTTGTGGGTTCTTGCCTTCCATAAGTTTGCTTAAATCAAAATTTGCCATTTTTATTTATTTTTTTTATGGGTTTTTTATTTTATGATACCAGCTAATTGCTTAAAGCGATTTGCTAATTCATTACTTTCTGCGATGATTTCTTTTTTAGGAGCTGTTGAAGCTTGAGCCTTAGAAGCAATACCTTCGGTAATGTTCTTTTTAACTTGAGCTACTTTTCTTTCAGTTCCTGTGAATTTCATTGATTCAGAAAGTGTTGCGTAAACTAATTTTACTTCTCTTACAGTTGAAGTTCTGTCTAAATTTTCTACAACTTTAACTTTTTGTTCGTTAGTTAAGTTATAACCTCTGAACAATTTGTTAGCGTATAATAATTTAGCGTTTAAAAGGTTTACTTCGTTGATTGTGTTTTTCAAAGATTTAATAACAGCCAATGCTTCTTCTAATTCAGCTTTAATAGCTTCGTTAGCTGCTGCATCTACCGCTGGTGCTTCTTCTTCAGCTTCATCATCTCCATATCCCATTTCTCTTAGAATTTCGTCTAAGTCGATTTCATCATCAGCCATAGCTGGGTCTTCACCCTCTATTGCTGGTTCTTCAGTTGGTTCAGCTGCTACTGGTTCTTCAACCGGCATATCTTCACCTTCCATAGCTGGCGCTTCAGCAGGAATTTCTTCCTCACTTTCTTCACCTGCGATTTGTGCTTCTAACTCTCTGATGATAGATTCTAAATCTAACTCATCTTCGTCAGTTGCATCCATGTCCATTTCTGGAGCCATGTCTTCACCTTCAAAAGCTGCTGGTTCTTCTGCAGGAATTTCTTCTTCTGCACCGAACTCATCTTCGCCTTCAGTAAGGTCTTTAACTTTGTCGTAGTCTTCTACTTCGCTTCCAGCTTCGCCAGATTGCTTAGAGATACCACTTAGGTCAGTTTGTGCTGAGTTTGCTTTGTCTGCTGGTTGTTTGTTATCACCACCGCCTAATTCACTAGATACATCATTATCTTCGTTCATATCTGCTTCTTCTTCATCACCTTCCATTTCGGCTTGTAATTTCTTAGAAAGAATAGATTGTAAACGAGGAGTAAATGCTTCTTCTAGTGCTATTTTAGCATTAGCGATAGCAGTTTCACGTACAGCTTTAGCATCAGCAATTGCTTCTTTCAACAATTTTGAACTTGCCATTTGTTTTCCTTATTTATCGGATTTCTGAAGTCATTGTATTTGTGGACTTCAATAGAATTTTTTATTGGCGTTTTGGTCACTACACATAAAGGTGAGTATTCATTACCAATGGAAAAACCTATATGAAATAGGTTATTGTATCAATAAATATACAAAAGATTGAGAAAACGTAATTTTTCTAAAAAATTCTTTAGAAAAGATAAATAAATCCAGAATACTTATCTGATTTAAGTTTTTGGCGAATACGCTCATCTGAACAACCAAAGAAGTTGGCTGCATCTATAATTGAATAAAATTCTTTACCTTCACAACTTATGATAGGTAATTCTAATGTAATGTTTCTTTCCCACAAATCTTGCATTTCGTTGTAGGTAATATCCCATCCATCGGCTTTCTTCCAATGGCGGTATTTGGGATTGTTTGATTCTATATAATTTCTAGCCATTGATTCGCTCATATCACCACCAATCAATTCTGCTACCTGTTTTGGATTTTCAAAAGGGATACCATCAACTTCGTATTTAATATCCGGCTTCGTTTCCTCACCAATGATTTGCCACTCTTTATATTTTGATTTAGTTGAACGGCATCTTCTTTGAACTTCGGTAGCTACTAATACATTTGGGTCTATTGATATAGCTGCTTCTCTAAATGATTTGTATTCCTTACCATCTACTATACATTCATAAGTTCCATCGAATTCAATATCTTCAGCAGCAATATCAGGGTTTCCTTTTACAAATACTAATATGTTTTGGTGAACCGATGCTATCTTACGATTTCTTTTGAAGTAGGTATCAACCACTCTAGCAGCCTGATGTTGCGAATTGAATAGAATCATATCGTTATAGAAGTGTAGTCCAGCTTCCTCACAAGCTTGAATAGTTTTAGATACCAATCCTTTATACTTTCCGATTTTGTAATTTCCAGTTAGAGATTGCTCTCTTACTTCGGATACTACTACTGCAAAGAATCTATTGTTCTTTAACTTTTTCGCAGCCTTTCCTAATATACTGAAATACTTTTCATCAAACTTATCATCTTCCATAGTTGATATATCTAAAGGATTATCACTATAAACTTCTAAATCATAATAAGGTGGGCAAGTAAAAACAAAATCAAATTGTTCATCTACTAATACATCAAGTATATCATCACTATCACCAGTTACCCATTTTGGTTTATCTGATTGCTTTCGGTTTTCTTCTATTTGTTGTTTGGATAAATCAATACCCATATACTCATATCCCATTTCAGTTGCTACAATACCCCTAACACTTCCGCCGGCAAATGGGTCTAATATCTTACCTTCTTTTGGAGTGAACCATTGATACATATGCTCACAAAGAGTTGCATCGAATATTGAAATTGTATTATCTTCCCAGAAACGGGCTCTACTTTCGGTATCCTCTCTACCTAATTCCGATTGAATATTATAGGTTTGTACCCAGTACCTCTTACGGTCCTGCCATTCTTTAGTTCTTGTATCTAATATGGAGAAAGGCTTAATCATATGTAAAGATACGAAAAAAGCTTGGAATAACCAAGCTTTTCTTTATATATTTTTAAAATTTATTTATTCAGAATATTCAGCATCTCTATCTAAATTCATTATATAATCACTTTCTACCTTTGCCATTCTCGCTCTCCATTTTTTTAATTCGTCAGTACCTTTTTTTAATTGTTGTAATAACGTTGTTTTTTTATTCAATTCCTTTTCAGCAAAATATTTTTTAGATAATTCTTTTTGTACATCTTCCAAATTTCTAACTTTATTAGATAATGCTAAATATGCATTGTACATAGGTACACCAGCTTCTTTAATAATTGATTCGTTAGGTACACAATTTGGAACTTGCTTACCACCTTTATCTTTCATACCAATTTGCTGATACCCTTTCCAACAAGGACCTTTATCTTCAGCTATTTTACTTTCTTTACTAATGTTTTGTTTTTTGTAATTAGATAGTGTTTGTAATGCGTTTTTTAATCTTTGTTGAATAAGGTTTTTTTGTTCGGATGATTTGGTTGCTGCCATTTTATCTTTTAGTGCCTTAATTCTATTATTTAAATTTTGTATTTTTTCGCCAGTTGATTTTGCAGGTTCTTCGTTAATATTTTCGTTTGAATCACCATATTCGTGATAGTTTCCAGATGCTTGAGAAATTAAGTTTTCTGCTTTAGCGATATGGTCTTGAATCCAAGCTGGGATTTGTTTTTCATCCTCACCCATTTTAGCTTTCAATTCAGTTGCCATCTTAATAATGATATCGATTGAATTATTTGCCATAGAAACTTCGTGGTCTTCACCCTCACCTTCTTTAATGAATGCGTTTGCAAATGGATTAGAAATTACTTTACCCATTTCAAATTTACCAAATGCTTTTTGCGATACCAATCCTGCTAAACTAATCATATTATTTCTTTTTATTACCTAATCTTTCGTGCATTGTATCTGTAGCGATATCTGCAATTTCATAGTAACGATTTAAGATGTGACCCATATCTTCATATAAAGAATGTAATCTTTCATCCATTTGTTTTGCTTCAACAGCGAACTTATCAAATGATTTACCCATTTTATCCAATTCCTGCATATTTCTTTTTACAGTCACATTATCAAACCAATCACCACTCTCTCTCAATGTCATTTCTTTTGCAGCCTCAACAATAGCACCTAATGTGTTTGCAACCTCAGTCATATCAGATTGTCTTTTCATTTGGTCTTGAAAAGTGTTGTAAGTAGAAATAATTTCTAAGAAGTGTTTTTTAACTTCAGTAGATAATTTTCTATCTTCACCTTCTAAGTTTTCAGCTATACTGAATTTACCATTAACTATCTTTACTTCTTTCAAGTTAGTTTTACGGATATCATTGTATGCTTTCGCTACAGTAGTTCCTTTATTGCCATCAACTTTTAAGGTTATCTTATTGTTGTGTACGAAATCGTATATATCAAAGTTCTTTGCCATTATTATGCTATTTCAGTTATTATTTCTCTCATTAAATCCTGTGCTTTGCAGTATTGACCACAAACATCAGTTCCTATTTGTTGTAAACCTCTATTTACCGATTCGTTTACAGGCACCATAAATGCACCATGTGTAGATGGGTTAGATACAAAATCCCAACCAATCAATTCAAAGTCATCCTGAACCTTTACTTTGCCTTCTCCGATATTAGTTACTGAGCCCATACCTCTTGATGAGATACCTAATAGAATACCAGCTTTTAATAATTCTTTTAAGATGTTACCAGATGGCGTTGGTAGAATTTCTACTGTCCCACAAAGGTCATCACCTTCCCAATGAATTTCTCTTACGTTATGAGATACGTTCTTTAAATTAATTACAGTAGAATCCGGATGGTCTAATTCACCCAATGCTCTACGTTCTTTAATTAGTATTTCGTATTTCTTAGCTTCTCTCATTAAGATTTCTCTAGGATATACTCTACCATTTTGGTTTTCAGCAGATGCTCTTTGTAGAATACCCTTTACTAAGGTTCTCCCTCCGTCATCTTCTTGTACCTTACCTTCGAATAGGTTTGTTTCTATTAAGAGTGATTTCATTTATATTCTTATTTTTTAGATTCCATTTTGCTTCTAATCTTATTAGCAATAGTACCTAATTGAGATTTATCAACACCTAAACTATCAACAACCTGTGCAACTAATTGTAATTTTTGCATAGGGTTTAATCTAGCATCTTTGATTTTATCAATTGCTTGAGATAATTTCATTTTAATTGCAGCTGGAATTGTTGCGGATGGTAATTCAGTAGATATTGCTTCTACTTTATATTCCTCCCCATCGACTTCAAACTCATCATCTCCTGCTTGCTTTGCGTTAGAAACGGCCGCTCCAAAAGCATTACCTTCACTCTTTTCACCCTTACCATTCCAAGCAGAATCAATTTTATTAAAGAAAGATTTCTTTTCTTCATCTGACATTGCATTAATATCTTTACCTGCTTTATCTAAAGCTTTTTGAAAGAATGCTTGATATTCAGATTCTTCTGTCATCACTTCCTTAACTAATTCTTTTAGTCTTTGTCTAGTTATGTTCATATTATAATGTTCTTATTTTTTCTGAAAGATTCATTAACCTCTCTTTTATCTTATGTAAACTCTTATTTGTTCTTTTATAGTAATCTCCTCTCTTAACTCCATTCTCATTCTTTATCTTAGAATACCAGTTAACAAATTTCTCTACTTCACCTAATTGTTGTTTGATAGATGTTATACCCTTACTCATTTTAGATTTAGGAGAACCATCTTCATTTTTAATTGCTAACCAACGATTTTCGTTTAAACTAGCCGCATCATCACTCTTTGTCAATACCATACCACTCTTATCAGCAATTTCACCAGAATCACTACAATCAGTTGCGGTTGGTTTTATTTCCAATGGTTTTTTAGAATTAGCAGGAATATCGTTTTTCAACCAATCCTTTTCTTCACCAACAATTGTACCGCCAGATAATTTAGCTAATTTAGCGTTTTTACCAGCAACTTCGGATGGTTTTGAAAATGGTGCACCAGCACTACTTGTTATTCCTTCTTCTAAATCATCAACAACCTCACCACCAGTTACTTTAGCCAATCTATTGTTTTTCTTTCCAGTTTGACCAGGTTTAGAAAATGCGTTTGGAGTATCATATCCAGCAACTGCACCAGTTACAGTCATTTCCTCCAATTCCTTTTCAGATTGGATTTCTTTAACTATTGTTCTGATTATTTCTTTTAATCTAGCTTCCATTATTTTACTTTAGATTTTAATTCTTTGATTAACTCATAAGAAAGCATAATAGATGAAACTTGATTATCAGATACAGATTTACCCATTTTCATTTTTTCTAAAACAGAAATAGTTTCAGATAATTTAATTGTAGTAACTTTGTCTTGAATTTTTAATTTGATAGATTTTAGTTCAGATACGATATTTGGTAATTCTACTGAAAGGTAATCTTTAAATTTAGATGTATTTGAAATATTGTTTATATATTCCTTTAACAAATTCTTTTGCTTTGAATCTAAATTTGTATATTTTTTATTAAATGTTTCAACAAGAATCTTATAGGTTAATAATCGTAGGTCTTTGTCTTGTTGTTTATATGATTCAATTAATTTAGTATCTTCTACTTTGTTAGTTTTGATAGAAGGTCTAGCTATAATATTTTCGATTAAGGTTACTTTTGAATTAAATACATCTTTAATATCATAGTTTTCTGATTTTTTAGATTCAAAAACTTTATATATAGATGCCAATACCTTATAATTTGTTATAGGAGATGAAAGAAACTGCTCTAATTCAAATTTCTCATTAATTTGCTTAATAAGATTATATTTTTCTTTTGCAAGTTTACCTTCGTTTAATTTAGAATGTGCTTGTGATACAGTATCAACAAACATTTCCGCTTTGCTTTCAGAATTATATTTTTCTTTTAATAGTAAATCATAAAGACGTAATTCTTTATTTAATTCAGTACCAGAAGCAAAGAATTCTTTTACAATGTTTTTTGCGTTTTCCGTCTTATCACCGTTAAGTACCTCTAATGTTATTTGTCTTACTAAAAGCTCAAATAACACTCCGGTATTCTTAACCTTAGAATGTTTTATTTTTTTCATTTATTTCCCTATAATTTAACCTATATCTATAAACTAACACATATAAATATAAACTTTTTAATGTTTATTAAAATTTACTGTCATCTAACAGATTATTTTCATCTAAAAGGTCAGTTTTTTGTGTTTTTTCACTTAAAATCTTCTTTTTTGCTGAAATTCCGTTTATATATTCTCTTGCTAATTTTTTACTTGATTCGATTGAACGAGTTTCTCTCTTTCTCTCTTTCTCATTTTCTTTGTTACCCAATGGGTCTCTACCATATGGATGTTTATCTTTACCATATGTATTTCCCTCCCTTGGCCTACCACCTTTATTATCCACAATCTCCTGCTTCATTTTTTGAATTTCTTCCTCAACGTTTTGTTGTTCTGGCGGGTTTGCTGGGTCTTCTCCTTGCTGTTCAATTGAGTTATAACGGAATCTATCTTTAAGGTCTAATACCATTTTAGCTCTCTCCATATCCATTTCATCCTCACTCATACTAAATACGTTATGATATACCCAATCGGTAGATAACATATTCATTCCTTTGATATCAGTTGCTAATCTAACTTTCTCACTCCATAGATTTACCTTCTCTTGCTCATATATTGTAGATGAGTTAGTTAAAGTAAGTTGGAAGTTTGTCATTTCAGCATCATCAATACCTTGTCCAGCTAAGTGAACAATTGCTATCTTATATAATTCACTAACGATTGTTCTTTGAATTCTTTCGATTGTTCTAGCAAAACGAACATCTTCTGCAGCCAATGTAGCTTTACCATTAACGTTCTCATCATATGATAAGTAAGCCTTTGGAACTTTCAATGCTGCAAATAGTTTAGCTTTTAAGTAATCAATATCTTCAACTGCTGCGTATTCTAATCCAGCTAAGTTTTCAATAGCCGTACCACTATCTCCACCCCTAACAGGTAAGAAGAAATCTTCAGTAAGATTCTGAATATTATATTTTAAGTTGTAATCGCCACTATTTTTATCAACAAATGGAGTTTTCTTCATTTTGTTGATAATCTTTTGCATATAGTTATCAACCTCTTGTGGGTTAATATTACCAATATCAATTTTGAACACTCTCTTTTCAGGTGCTCTCATAATACGATGGATTAACATCGCATCTTCCATTAAAGATAATTGTTTCCATACTCTACGACCATTTTCAATCATAGCCTTACCATATGGAAGGAAGTTTGTATCTGATAATAAACGAAAGTGAGCCATTTCATAGTTCTCATATTCTTTTTTACCAAATCTATCTAATTCAACTTTAAACTTAACATAATTTTGATTCATTGGGTCAGTACCTTCCAATCTTTCCGTATTATATACAGAGTATGGAGTTACATTAATAATACCTTTACCTTCTGCTATTTCCAATGCTAAAAAGAAATCACCATATTTTACCAAGTTTCTTACCCAAGGCCATAAATTGAATTCAATATTAACTACATCATAAAATAAGTTATGAAGTATTGCACTTACATTCTCATTTGATGATTTAATTTGTAATACATCACCATATTCATTCTTTGTAGTAGATTCATCAGCGTAGATATCTAATGCCGATGCTATAATCGGGTCATTATCCATAGCATCATAATCTCTAAAAAGTTCTCTACGAACTTGATGATATGCCATTGATTGTGCTCCCTGATTAGTCTCATAGTAAGACCTTTGTAACTTTGTATATCTATCTCTAAGATTTACGAAGTTTGTATTCATTTGGCGGTCATCAGTATCAACAACCTTACGTTTACCATCTTTATCAACGGTTACGATAGCTTGGGTCGAGAATAACTTCTTTAACCTTCCAAAAAAACTTCTATCATCTATTTCTTGTTCTGCCATAATTTATTATTAATTTCTACAAAATCCTATTTTGACATTATATAACATAAATATCGTAAAATATCAAAACACTACAACCATTGGGATAAATCTTCAAAATCATCACCAACTCTCATTTTCCAAGGGTTATCATCCATACTGTTTCCCCCACCATAAATACCATTATATGTATTTGATGTAATACCACCTACCGCACTTTTAGTTAAATCGATTCCCTCTTGTCTTAAACGAAGTGCCGTATCTCTTACCCATAGTCCAATTGAAAACGCCATTACCAAGTCATCATTATAACCCTTCATAGCTTCTGCTCTACCATTCATATAGATAAATGTAAATAACTCATCTATTAAACGAGAAGAACGAACTATAACTGATTTCTCTCTAAAATAATCCGTTAGTTTTGATATGATTAAAGGTCTAGTCTTAGAAGTAGTTGAAAAACCAGCTACTAATCCTCTATCTTCAGCTCTATATTTATTTGTCATTTGATTCTCAGTATCAATATATTTTAAATCCTTACTCATATAGAATAAGTTTTTATATCCTCTATCAATTACTTGTTGAATTGTTGCCCAACCAATGTTTGCATTCTCCACCACAAGTAAAGCATCATTATATTCAGTTGAAAGTGCTACTAAGAAATTCCCAAAATCTTTTGTATCAACTTTACCTTTATATTCTGCTACTTGAGTTGCGTTTACGATATCAATTACATGACAAGTTGAATAATCGGCCCCATCGCCTCTCGCAACATCGGCAACAACCATATAAGATTTATTATAATCAGGATGTTCCCATTTCCAAAGGTTTCCATCAAATCCACCTTTCTCTATTGGTTCTTGAATATATGTTTCTTTAAAAAACATTAGCGTTTCCGGTTCAATTACTGTCTCACCAGAAGATACGAAGTCACAATCACACTCTTGTGCTGCTTTCTTTGTACCTAATAATTTTTCTTGCTCATCTCTCCATTTTTGGTCTCTTTCAGGATGTACTGTCCAATGTAATCTTATTGTATTGAATGGGTTTCTACTTTCCTCAGCTCCTAACCAAGTTTGGTGAAACCAATTACCCACACCATTTGGAGTAGAAAGTGCAATACAACTACCACCCGTAGATAGTGTTGATTGAGCCGCCACCCAAATCTCATCGATATCATCAATGAAGGCGGCCTCATCAAATATAAGAAGTGATAGGGCTTCAGAACGTCCTGCATCAGGAGATGAAGCAATAGCCTTAATTTGAGAACCATTTGTTAATCGAAGGGAAAGTTTGTTATCTTCCATAGAACCTCCTTTAAGCCAACTAGGAAGCAATTCATGCATCACTCTTACCTTTGTTACTAAGTTCTTTGCAACATCTTGCTTTGTTGCAATAACCAATACGTTAAAATCCGAATTGAATATCATTTTCCAAAGTGCGTATCCAGCTGATAACGTTGATATACCAGTTTGACGTGATTTAAGAACTACGTTAAACCTATTACTATTAAATTGTGTTAGGGTCTTTTCTTGAAATGGAAATAAGTGAAAGGGTATCTTACCTCTCACCGGATGCTGAATCATACAATACTTCTTCATAAAGTGAATCGGGTCTACCGCACACTTTTTGTATTCTTCCGCAATAATATCTTTTAGAGATTTCTTTTGTGTTATACCTGTACTCATACTAATCTTTAAGTGGTCTTACTAAATCGTAATTTTTATCTTTTAATTTATCGTAAGCCTCATTTCTTAATTTAGTAGCTTGCTCAATCTCACCTTCAAACTTAACAATCTCCAAAAGGATTTCTGCTTTAAGTTCTTCTACATCTCGTTCCATACTCCAAGTTTCAATCTTACCATCTTCTTGAACTACTTCATAAGTTTGCTTTGCATCTCTATAAGCTTGTTTGAATTGAGAAACAACATCATT